CGGAGAAGTAAGAATTTTGAATGATGACGAGATTCTTGCAAAAATTTCAAATCCAGAAGACATTTTACACTATTAAGGGGCAAAAATGGCAGAAGAACAACAAGTAGAGCTTGATCTTGACGGCGCAGAAGAAACTGTTGTCGATACAGAACAAGAAGCACCGGAAACGAAAGAAGCACCGCCTTCGGTAGAGGTTTCTTCCGACGCAGAACCGGACGAATTTCAAAAAGCTGAGAGCAATACGCAAAAGCGCATAGATCGTCTCACTAAAAAGATGAGAGAGGCGCAAAGACGCGAGGAAGAGGCTCTGAGATACGCTAAGAGCGTTCAGGAAGAGGCTGAAACACTTAAAAAGCGTATGGATAACTTAGACAACCATTACGTCAATGAGTACGAGTCTAGAGTGACTACGCAGATGAGCCAAGCGGAAACAGATTTGGCACGGGCTATGGAGCTTGGTGATACTCAGGCTGCGGTTGAAGCAAATAAAAAGATTGCTTCGTTAGCTATCGAAAATGATCGACTCTCTCAGGCAAAACTACAGCAAGAGCAAAGAGCGCAGGTGGTGGAGCGACCTCAACAGGTTCAACAACAACCACAACAAATGCGTCGTCCTGATCCAAAAGCAGAGGATTGGGCACAACGGAACGAGTGGTTTGGACAAGATGAGGCCATGACTTTTGCTGCATTTGGGATACATAAACGGCTTGTCGAAAATGAAGGGTTTGACCCCAACACCGATGAGTACTATACTGAACTTGACAAGCGTATTACTGAAAAGTTTAATATGCCTGTCAAAACTACTGGTAAACGGCCCGCTCAGACTGTTGCCGGTGTATCAAGATCCTCTGGGCGCAGTAGTGGGAAAAAGGTTAGACTCACCCCTAGCCAAGTCGCAATAGCGAAAAAATTGGGTGTGCCGCTAGAAGCATACGCGAAACACGTGAAGGAGTAAGCGAAATGACAGATACAATTAAGCGAACTTCTCGCGCAAATGAAACGAGAGAGAAAACGGCGCAGCGTAGGCCGTGGTCCCCTCCCTCAATGTTAGATGCACCACCTGCACCGGATGGTTTTAAGCATCGTTGGATTCGCGCCGAAACGCGTGGGTTTGATGATACAAAAAACATCAGCGCAAAAATGCGCGAAGGTTGGGAATTAGTTCGAAAGGACGAATATCCTGATTTTGAGGCCCCGGTAGTTGATACAGGTAGATATGAAGGTGTTTTTGGCGTTGGTGGCTTAGTTTTGGCTCGGATTCCAGAAGAAACCGCAAATGAACGTAATGCGTACTACCAAGCACGTAATGCGGATCAGGTAGAAGCGATTGATTCTGAGTTGATGGCTCAAAACCAACATTCAACCATGACGATTGCTAAACCCGATCGTCAATCTCGTGTAACCTTCGGTGGCCCTCGAAAGAGTTAGGGTCGCCCTGATAAGGAGAAAAACAAATGGCAAATCAAGACACTGCCTTTGGTCTTCGTCCTATCGGGCTTAACGGCGCAGGCGCAAATACCACTGGTGTAACTCAGTATGAGATTGCATCAAACAACACAAATGCGATTTACCAGTATTCGCCAGTTATTCCACTGGCAGCAGGGGTAATCGACATTGTTGGCAACGCCAATGGTGGTACTGTTCCCGCTCTAGGAGTCCTTATGGGCGTTGAGTATGTTGATAGTTCAAGCAAGAAACCAGTTTTCAAGAACTATTGGCCCGGTTCAAACAATGTAAGCGTTGATACGAACCATCCAGTGAAAGCCTTCGTGGCGGACAATCCGAACCAATTGTTTATGGTTGCAGCGGACGGAACTTCTACAGACCGTGCAACTGCACTGACAAATATTTTTGCAAACGTCTCATTGGCGAGTGCAACAAGTGGTTCAACAAGCACTGGTCGTTCTACTGCAGAGATGGACATCTCTACAGTTGCAACGACAGCGACACTATTCATGCGTGTAGTCGGCTTAACAGGCGACGAAGCGAATCTGGATTATGACGCAGCCGGTGTAAATTACGTTGTTCGTTTTAATTTTCACCACAACGCGCCCGCTTCAAGTTCTGATTCTCAGACGACAGCGGCGTCAACTGGCATTTAAGGAGGGCTGAAATATGGCTATTTCTCGCGCACAATTAGCGAAAGAGTTAGAACCCGGCCTTAACGCCTTGTTCGGACTTGAGTATGATCGTTATGAAAACGAACATGCCGAAATCTTTGAAGAAGAAGCTTCGGATCGTGCATTCGAAGAGGAAGTAATGCTTGGTGGTTTTTCCACAGCACCCGTGAAAGGTGAAGGCGCAGCCATCAACTTTGACGATGCACAGGAAACATACACTGCGCGTTACACCCATGAGACAATTGCTCTTGCGTTTTCAATTACGGAAGAAGCAGTTGAGGACAATCTTTATGATCGTCTTGCCTCTCGTTACACAAAAGCTCTGGCTCGCTCAATGGCGCAGACAAAGCAAATCAAAGCTGCATCTATCTTGAACAACGCGTTCAACACAGGTGCAAATGCGATTGGTGACGGTGCGGCTCTTTGTTCTTCTGCACACCCATCACTGTCTGGCAACCAACGTAACCTATTGTCCACAGCGGCTGACCTCAACGAGACTTCTCTTGAGCAAATGCTGATCGACATTGCAGGGTTTACTGACGAGCGTGGTTTGAAAATCGCAGTACGCGGTATGAAACTGATTATTCCAAAAGAACTTCAGTTTATCGCAGAGCGAGTTCTAAACTCAAACCTACGTCCCGGCACAGCGGATAATGATGCAAACGCCATGCGTAACATGGGAATGCTTCCTGATGGAGCGGTTGTAAACCACTTCTTAACAGACACAGATGCATTCTTCATCAAGACTGACGCACCAAACGGTTTCAAGTATTTCAACCGTGCGCCAATCAAAACCGCTATGGAAGGGGACTTCGATACAGGTAATATGCGATTCAAAGCACGTGAGCGTTACAGCTTTGGTGTTTCTGACTGGCGTTGTGTTTTCGGTACACCCGGAGCATAAACTGTGTTATAGTAGGGGTAATCAATTTCATATTGATTTTCCTCCCTAACTAGAAGGGGCGACTCGCAGCTAGTTGCCCCTTTCTTTTTTTACAAACTGTGTTATTGTGTCGATGGGGGCAACATTAGCCTTGCAGACAGGACACCCCCCACCTGACGTTGCACAGACTGCTAGGCAAAACCTTGTGCAAGGGGTATTATTATGGCTTCAACTACATTTTCAGGTCCGGTGACCTCAACAGCCGGATTTATAAGCGGATCAGATTCTTTAGTATCTGTTACCGCGGATGTGACACTTACATCTGCTTCTCATGCGGGTCGAACAATGAATCTTAACGTAGCGTCTGGTGCTACTGTTACGCTTCCTGCAGCTTCTGGGACTGGTAATGTTTACCGTTTCTTTGTTCAAACAACAGTAACTTCAAACAATTATGTTATCCAAGTTGCAAGCGGAGATGACACAATGTCTGGTATAGCAGTGGTTGCGAATGACTCAGACAATACTGCTTCTATTTTTGAAACTGCGGCAGACTCAGATACGATTACTTTAGACGGCACTACAAAAGGCGGCATATTAGGCGGTCAGGTCGAGTTACAAGACGTAGCTTCTGGTAAGTTTCGTGTTCTGATTAATCAAGCAGCGACAGGTACAGAGGCAACACCATTTAGCGCCGCTGTTTCATAGGTGACCTATGGGTAAGCTTAAAATGAAACCGCGAAAAAAAGTTCGCGCTAGAAACACCGACGGTACTTTAAAAGGAGACGATCCGTCTACACCTCAAAATGAGGCTTGGACGACGGAGATTGTTTCCGAAAAAAAAGGTCGTTCAAAGAAAAAGGATAGCTGATGGCAAACTCAGACGTAAAATCAAAGCGTCTTACTGGAACAGGTGCGGCCTCTGTAGGTCGCGCCCGACTACGTCAAATCCAAATTTTGACAAGTTCAGGTGGAGCGGGACGCTTAACTTTGACGGACGGGAACGGTGGCAGCACTGTTTTAGATCTCGATTTTTTGGCGTCAGACTCTCACTCTGTCAACATTCCAGATGAGGGGTTATTGTTCTCAAGTGATATTCACGTTGGTACTGCCACAAATGTCACTGCTTTAACAATTTTCTTTAGCTAGGAACTGCAATGGCGTCTAAAGTTAAATCGTCAAAGGAGAAAAAGCGCAAAAGCGATAATATGCCGAAGCGTAATAAAAAGAATTTCCGTCCCACTGAAAAGGGGGCGGGGATGACCGCTGCCGGTGTAAAAGCCTACAGAAGAAAAAATCCCGGATCCAAGCTTCAAACCGCAGTAACCGGAAAAGTAAAAAAAGGCAGTAAAGATGCGAAAAGAAGAAAGTCTTTTTGTGCTCGTTCTGCCGGTCAAATGAAAAAATTTCCAAAAGCAGCCAAAAATCCAAATTCGAGATTGAGGCAGGCAAGGAAACGGTGGAAATGTTAATTTAATTAGCAGAAAGGTTTACATAATGCCCGGAACTTCAAAAATGAAAACGCCAAGAGGCTTATCTTATTTTAGAAAAGGTGGTGAAGCTTCAAAGAAAAGTAAAGGAAGCAAAATTTGTCCAGAAGGTAAAGCTTGGGCAAAAAGAACTTTTGATACATACCCTTCTGCATATGCAAATTTAGCGGCTTCAAAGTATTGTAAAGATCCTAATTATGCAAAAAAGTCAAAGGGCGGTAAGCGAAAGGGTCGATAATGGGTGAATTAAAAGAATGGCTGAAACAAGACTGGGTAAGGATTGGGGCTGATGGTGAAATCAAAGGTAAGTGCGGTACTTCAAAAGATAAGAAAAATCCTGACAGGTGTCTTCCAAGGGCGAAAGCAAATAGACTCTCCAAAAGTGAAAGAGCAGCTACAGCCCGAAAAAAGAAAAAAGAAGGCAGTAAAGGCAAACAAGTCGTCAAAAACACAAAAGCGGCAGAAGTCAAATTCGCAGCCAAAGGTGGTGAAATCGTCAGCACCAAAGCCAAGAGGCCGACCCCGAAAGCAAAAAACGGGAAAATAGTTGCAAGAGGTTGTGGGATGGTTTTGGCAAATAGGCGAAAATATACATCTGGATCGGTAAGCTCGTAATGAAAATTGAATTTCTTGAACAATCCTTAGAACAAAAAATTGTAAAAGAAATTCTACAATGGTCAAAAAACGTGCTTGAGACAAATAACCCGTCTTTTAATAGCCTTCCTGCATGTCCGTTTGCCGAAAAAGCATGGAAGGACGATAAAGTCGCTATTATTTTTAAATATGAAGATAGCTTTCAGTGTCTTTATTCGGTTGTAAGTGCTTTCGATGATAATTTTGATTTAACAATAATTATTGATATGAATTTTAACAAAAACCCAGAAGCCTTTCACGATTACTTATACGAAATGAACAATGCAATTTCTGAAGGAATGTTTATTAATAAAGATGTTTGGTTAATGGGTTTTCATCCACATGATGAGGGCAATGAATTTGTTGCTGATGTTGCTGCAGAATTCGAACCTATAGTTGATAAAGAATATGCAATGATTTTCATTCAAAGATTATCAAAATTGCAAGAAAGCGCAGACAAACTTGCAAAAAGAGGTTATTATAAAGTTTATGAAGAGGACTACAACGCTCAAGAATTATTTGAGCATAGATCAAACTTATATAGGAGATTGAAAAATGGCGATGCGTCCCAGAAAGAAAATGAGAAAAGGTGGTATGGTTAAAAAAATGCGCGGCGGTGGCATGGTTAAGAAAATGCGCGGTGGCGGAATGGTTAAGAAGATGCGCGGCGGCGGAATGGTTAAAAAGAAGAAGAAGTAAAACATGCCAAATTATACAGAATTTTCTGTCACAGTTAAATCTACCGGTGATGGGAACAAATACTACATAAACAATATTCGTCAGATGCCTTTGGCTTTGACAGAAGGTTCTGTTTATCGTTTTGACGTTTCTGACTCTTCTGTCTCAGGTCATGCTCTTTTGTTTTCTGAAACACGAGATGGGACACATAATTCTGGATCTACTTACTCCACTGGTGTGACAACAAGTGGTACGGCAGGTTCTGCTAATGCTTACGTTGAAATAGTAGTTGCAGAAAATGCTCCAGATCTTTTTTACTATTGTGTAAACCACTCTGGCATGGGCGGTCCTGTAGAAACTGTCGGTGGATCAAGCTTTTCTCAATTTTCTTTAAATGTTGCAGATTACATCGAAGAGGCTTTTGAACGTTGTGGCCTTGAGGTTCGCACTGGGTATGATTTAACAACAGCTAAAAGATCGTTAAACCTTATGTTGGCAGAGTGGGCAAACAGAGGTTTAAATCAGTGGACGATAAAGGAACGCACTCTTTCTCTTACTCAGGGCACTGGAAATTATGCTATTGCTCCGGACACAATAGATATTTTGTCTGTTGTGGTTAGAAGAGATGGAACAGACTTTTCTTTAGATAGACTTAGTAGAGACGAATATTTAAATATTCCTGAAAAAACTCAACAATCTCGCCCCAATCAGTTCTTTCTGGATCGACAAATTGCGCCTGTTTTAAAACTTTGGCCTGTTCCAGAAAACAGTACGGATGAGGTTTATTATAATGCTCTGACTAGAATGGATGATGCGGTTATGCAGGACGGGTCTTTAGATGTTCCTTTTCGTTTTTACCCATGTTTAGCAGCCGGTCTTGCTTATTACATTTCTTTGAAACGTGCCCCAAATAGAACTCAACTTTTGAAAAGCGTTTACGAAGAGGAGTTCGAAAGAGCTATGACTGAAGACAGAGACCGTGCAAGTTTTAATGTCGTTCCTAAATATGAGTATTACAGGGTGGGCTGATGGCTAGGTTTGCTTCAGGAAAAAATGCTTATGCTATCTCTGACCGGAGTGGTCAAAGATATTTGTATAAAGACATGAAGCGAGAGTGGAACGGACTTTTGGTGGGTCCGGATGAATATGAACAAAAACATCCCCAACTAGGACCTTTTAAAAAGGTTGATGATCCACAAGCTTTAAAAGACGCAAGACCCGAACCAAATCTCACCCAAGAAAGAGCGATTCAACACGGTTTTTCTCCTGTCGGTTTTGCAGATATCAGTGGTTTATCTCCGGCAAATTTATTAGCTCCTGTTTGTTCGGTGGGCACAGTTACATTTAGTGTTACTCCAACGCCAAACATCACTCTAACTGCAGACGTAGGTGATTTCACTTTAACAGGACAAGATGTGACCATTACTTCAACTGCTACTGTAGTGCCTTTAACGGCAGGGACCTTTGTTTTAACAGGCCAAGATGTTAGTCTAAATGCTTTTGAGACTTTGACTGTAACCGTTCAAAACTCTGGATATGGGGATCAATTCTACATAGATAGTTCTGCAGCACCTACTCTAACTCTTTATGAAGGCAGCACATATCGTTTTGACCAGAGTGATAGCAGTAATAGTGGTCACCCGATCCGATTTAGCACCACCTCGGACGGAACACATGGAGGAGGTTCGGAATACACTACCGGTGTAACGACCAATGGCACACCGGGCAACGCGGGTGCTTATACCCAAATTGTTGTAGCATCTTCCGCGCCAACCCTATACTATTATTGCACCAACCACAGTGGATTGGGAGGCCAAGCGAACACACCATGAGTTTTACAAAAGATACACTTAAACAAGCTATTCAAGATTATACTGAAAACACAGAAACAACTTTTGTTAGTTTACTGGATACCTTTATTAAATCTGCCGAAGAGAGAATTTTAAAAACTGTTCAACTTGATCTTTTCAGAAAAAATGTAACAGGCTCCCTTACCTCTGGCACAAAATTTTTAGCAAAACCGACAGATTTTTTAGCACCGTTTTCTCTGTCTGCTAAACAAGGAGGAAGTGTTCGCTTTATTGAGTTTAAAGATGTAAGTTTTGTTCAAAGTTATCATCCAGACGAAAGTATTTTGGATTTTCCAAAATACTATTCTGTATTTGATCTTGAAAATTTTATTTTGGGGCCGACCCCCAATGAAAACTTAACAGTAGAGTTACATTATTTTTATCGGCCAAATAGTCTAACGGCGGG